TGTATAATAACTGAAGGTGAGTTAGATGCTTTATCTTCTTATCAAATGATGTTGAAAGGAACATACCACACTCCAGTAGTTAGTATTAAGAATGGAATTACTTCAGCAGTAAAAGATATTAAAGCTAGTTTAGAATGGCTTGAAAATAATTTTGATAATGTTATTATAAATTTTGATAATGATGAGCATGGTAGAGAAGGTGCTATGAAAGTTGCAGAATTATTTTCTCCAGGAAAATGTAAGATAATGCATTTACCTGAAGGATTAAAGGATGCTTCAGATTGTTTAACACAAAACAAAATACAAATATATAATAAAACTTTTTGGGATGCTAAGACATTTGCTCCTGATGGAATTATAAATGCGAATACATTATTAGATGATGTACTTAAACCAGTCACTAAATCATTTGTTCAATATCCATTTGAAGGATTAAATAAAATTACATATGGTTTAAGACCTGCAGAGTTAGTCACATTTACAGCAGGGTCTGGACTAGGTAAGACTCAAGTAATGAGAGAAGTAGTACATCACATTATAAAATCAACAGAAGATAATATAGGTTTATTAATGTTAGAAGAAACACCAGTCATAACTTCAAAAGGTTTGATGAGTGTTGAAGCTAATCAAAGATTACATTTACCTGATGTTCATGTAAGTGATGAAGAAATGAAAACTTATTTTAATGCAACAGTAGGTACTGGCAGAGTATATATGTTTGACCATTTTGGGTCTAACTCTATTGATAATATTGTTTCAAGAGTTAGGTTCTTAGCTAAAGGTTTAGATTGTAAGTATGTTGTTATAGACCATGTTAGTATTATAGTATCAGACCAATCTCATGGTGATGAGAGAAGAGCATTAGATGAAATTATGACTAGACTTAGAACACTTGTTCAAGAGACAGGAGTATCTATGATAGTCGTATCTCACTTGAGAAGACCAGATGGTAAAGGACATGAAGAAGGTGCAGCTACATCACTATCACAATTAAGAGGTTCAGCTAGTATAGGACAGCTAAGTGATATGGTTATTGGGCTTGAGAGAGACGCACAGAATGATGACCCTGAAGTTAGGAACACTACTAGGATAAGAGTATTAAAGAATAGATTCTCTGGTATTACTGGTCCTTGTTGTGATTTAAGATATGATATAGATACTGGTAGACTTAATGAGGTAAAGTCAGATGACTTTTAATAAAGTTGTATTTGATATAGAAACAACCATGACTGCTGATAAGATATGGTGTATTGTTTGTAAACATGGCGATACTTATTATCAGTTTAAAGAAGATAGATTGCATAGGTTTGCTGAACTTATAAAACAAACTGATGAAGTTATAGGTCATAACATTATTGGTTTTGATATACCAGTAGTCAATACAATTTTTGGTTATGATGTATTTGCTAATTGCAAAGTGACTGACACTTTAGTTTTATCTAGATTACTAAATCCTATGATAGATGGTGGACACTCATTAAGAAACTGGGGTACTAAGTTAGGTCAAAACAAAATACATTTTGAACAGTTTGATTATTTCTCAGAAGATATGTTAACCTATTGTAGAAATGATGTTGAACTAACTGAAAGACTTTATAAATTTTTAAGTAGTAAAACAAAAGACTTTGGTCAATCAATAGAACTTGAACATAGAGTGGCACAGATAATTCAAAAGCAACATGAAAGAGGATTTAAAATTAATGTTGTTGAAGCATATGAATTACAATCTAAGTTTCAAGAAGATATGAATGACTTAACTACTAAGGTAAGACAAACTTTTCCTCCATTAAAAATAGAAGAAGAGTTTATACCTAAGTCTAATAACAAATCAAGAGGTTATGTAAAGGGTGTTCCCTTTATTAAAGTTAAATACAAAGAATTTAATTTAGGTTCAAGGCAACAGATTGCTGAAAGATTAGTTATGCTTGGATGGAAACCAAAAAAGAAAACTGATAAAGGACATATTATTGTTGATGAGAAAGTGTTATCTCAAATAGATAATATACCTGAAGCTAAATTAATAAACAGATACTTAATGCTACAGAAAAGAATTGCTCAAGTTAATTCTTGGATAGAAGCTATTAAGGAAGATGGTAGAGTACATGGCAAAGTTATTACCAATGGTACAATAACTGGAAGAATGAGTCACCAGTCGCCCAACATGGCTCAGATTCCTGCTGTGTACTCTCCTTATGGTAAAGAATGTAGGGCATTATGGACAGTAAACAAAGGTTATAAATTAGTAGGTGTTGATGCTTCTGGACTTGAGTTAAGAATGTTAGCACACTACATGAATGATAAGGATTATACACATGAAGTCGTTAATGGAGATATACACACAGCAAATAAAGTTGCTGCTGGTTTGGAATCAAGAGATAAGGCGAAGACTTTTATCTACGCATTTATCTATGGAGCAGGTTCAAAAAAAATCGGAAGTATCATTGGAGGTTCGGAAAGAGATGGCGAAAGAGCTAAAGAAAAATTTCTACGAGCAACACCAAGTCTTAGAAGCTTACGAGAAAAAGTGGAACGAGTGGCTCAACGAAGATGGGTCAGAGGACTCGACCAAAGAAAAATAATTATCAGGCATCCACACGCAGCTTTGAATACTTTATTACAAGGAGCAGGTGCTATTGTTATGAAGTGTGCGTTGACATTGCTAGAGAATTATGTTATAAATAAACGAATCAAAGCATTTCCAGTTGTTAATGTACATGATGAATTTCAATATGAGGTTGAAGAAAGTAAAGCCGAAGAGTTTGGAAGACTAGCAGTACAGTCAATTATAGATGCAGGTAAACAATTAAATGTAAGGTGTCCACTAAATGGAGAATATAAAATTGGAAACAACTGGTCAGAAACACATTAGTAATTTAGCTACTGATATTAAAAAATTAATAGCAGATATATCTAATGGTAAACCTGCTAACATGACAGAAGAAAACATGGATGTATTCTTAAATAATATTAAAGAAGCTATGTTAGCTTGGAATACACCACCAGTTAAGACAGATAAAGAAGGTCAGCTACGAATGTCAGTATTAGGTAAACCACCTAGACAATTATGGTATGACAAACATAGTCCTAAAGAAAGAAAAGATGATGATGCAGGATTAAATTTAAAATTTTTGTATGGTCATATTATTGAACACTTAGTATTATATTTAGCTGAACTTGCAGGTCATAAGATAGAAGACCAACAAAAGAAAGTAGAGATTGATGGTATTACTGGACACATAGATAGTAAGATTGATGGTGAGATATGTGATGTTAAGTCTGCATCACCATTTAGTTTTAAAAAGTTTCAGTCTGGTGAGATAGTAGGTGATGACCCATTTGGTTATCATGCCCAGTTATCAGGATATGAAACAGCTATGGGTACTAAAGCAGGTGGTTTTCTTGTTGTTGATAAATCTTCTGGTGATATTTGTTTTTACAAACCAGATGATATGGCTAAACCTAATGTTAAATCTTTGATTAAAACTTTAAAGTCTACACTAGAACAAGATACTCCTCCAGAAAAATGTTATGAGTTTAAAACAGAAAAGAATGGTAATAAAACTTTAGCTACTGGTTGTATGTTTTGTTCTCATAAATGGGAATGTCATGCTGATGTTAATGATGGTAAAGGTTTAAGAGTATTTAAATATTCTAATAAGAATGTTATGTTAGCTGAAGTAGTTAAACAACCTAATGTAGATGAAATAACAAATGAATATAAGGAACAATTAAAAAGTTATGGAAAGAGAACTGAAACACAAACACCTGCTAATTAGAGCAGAAGTACAAAACCCTCCTAAGAATGAAGAAGAAACTATTTCTTGGATGAGAAAATTAATTAAAACAATTGATATGAATATACTTGCAGGTCCTTATTCATCTCAAGTTTCTAAAAAAGGAAACAAAGGATTGAGTGGTGTTGCTATTATAGATACATCCCATATTAGTATTCATACATGGGATGAGCAAGAACCTGCTTTAATTCAGTTAGATGTTTACTCATGTAAAGAATTTAAAAAATCAGATGTGATAGATTGTTTAGATGATTTTAAACCTGTGACTGTTGAGTATAAATATTTTGATAGAGAAACTAATTTTATAGAAGTAAAGTAATGAAATGCTTTTATTGCAATGCTGAAGTAAGATGGAATAATGATTTTGATACAGAAGATACTTATCCAGATTCAGAACATACTATTGTAAGTATGTATAATTGTGATGAATGTAATACTTGGTATGAAGTTTTCCATACTAAAAAGGAAATGAAATGAATAGTAAACAAATGAAACCTATAAGAAGAAAAGCAAGACATATACTTGTTCAATGGTTGCAGTCTTTATTATCTAAAGAAGAAGCTGCGAAGATTAATTATAAGAATGTATTTGATTTTATTCCTAATCAAACTCATTACTTTGATAGCCAACATCAATTTAAATTACAACCTTGGTCTTATAAATGGATAGTAAAAAAATTAAAAAGAAACTCAGAGTTGACAATAGATGATTTAAATGATATGTTGCAACCAACTGAACAACAGTTAAGAAGAAAACAAATGATAGAACAAGGACCACTATAATGACACACAAAGATATGTTTAAAAGTACTACCTATGATTCATTAGATAAGCAGGTAAATGGTGACCATTATAAAAAAATGAAAATACAACCTGCTGAATTTATAAATGAAAATGGTTTATTGTTTGCAGAAGGTAATGCTATTAAATATATATGCAGACATAAATTAAAAGGAAAATCTAAAGATATTGAAAAAGCTATTCACTATCTTGAAATGATATTAGAGAGAGACTATGACTAACGAATCACAGATAACACAATTAGAAAAAAGAGCAAGAGGTTTTCGCAGAATTATCTCAGCACTAAATGATTTACCTATGTATGGAATTAATCCACACTTAGATAAAATACTTCATGTTAAGATTGATGCATTAAAAGACCATCTTAAATTAAAGATAACAAGAAACAATGATAAGTTAAATGAAATGTATACAGAAAGTATAGATAGTTTAGCTGATGATGATGGACAACAAGGTGAGATTGCTCCTGTTGTAATAGAAGATATTCATAATAAGAAAGTTTAAATGACAAGTATTGAAGATAGAGATGTAGATGCTACATATGAAAATGAACAAAGTACTGTCACTATAACTTTAAAAGAATATGATAAGTTAAAAGATAAACAACATTATATTACTGATAAAGATTTAATTAATTGTATAGATAAGATAGAAGAATTAGTTAGAGCAGTAAGAAAACATATAGTAAGGACAGAGATATGACAAATATAGTAGGACTAAATGGTCAGAAAGTAAAACCTAAAGAACCAAAAGAAGTTTATAATTTAAGAGTTTGTTTAATAGGTTCTGATGATATAGATATTAAAAGAGTAGAAACATTTGGTGTTGCTGAAGATGGTTTCTTTATGGTTAAGTCATTAGACAACCCTAAGTTTCCTGTGTTTATGACTAACCCTGTTAGAATAAGAACATTAGAAACTTTTAAAGAAGGTACTGAACCTATGACTAAATTAAAAAACGAGAAAGGTGATGATGATTTTCTTGTTGACCTATTGAAAGCAAAGAATGAAAACCAATCGAAAGCTTAAACAAAAGAAAAGAGTTAAAAGAAAAGAAGCCCACTTGATGGGGTTCAAATTAATTATAAATAATCAAGGACAATTCATTACAGAATTATCTAAGTATCCTTTAGATAAAGTTCATTTACATTTTAAAAAAGAAAATGCTGGAGTTATTAAAGCTTTGTTAAGAGAGTGTGATACTAAGTTTAGTATGCTGTCTGAAGACTTAGAAAAGATTGCTTCAGATGTTTTTCATAATTAAATTTTTATTGCTTCTTCAGGAGTACAAATAAATTTAATATACATTTTGTATTCATTAACTTCTTCTGGTCCTATTTGTGAATTTTTATTAAAAGATTCTTGATAACCAGCACTCATACAATCATAGAAGGAATCATAAACATTAAACTTATGAGGTTCAAGACAACTTTCTGCTACACCAGAACATAGAATTAAAAACAAAGCTATCTTCATTATTCTAATATTAAAGAAGTAATTTTCTTTTCTCCCATGTATATCTCTATGTTTGCCTTAGATTGTATACATTTAAATACTACTCTATCTGTAGTATTTCTGTCCTTCATAGCATATCTTTTAGCTTTCAAACAATTTGATAATGAACTATGATACCTATGTTCAATAATCTTATGGTCTTGTAAAAGTAAAAGAGCAAATACCATTTCTATCATTAGTGTCCTCCCTTTCCATTTCTAATTAGTGTCTCTACATCTTTATTTAATTTTGCTACTTGTTCTTTTAAGAAATCAATGTTAACTGCATTATGTCTCATACCTTTAATTTCTTTTTCTATATCTTCAACAATAGAACTAAGATGTTCCACCAACATGAAAAGCTCTGCTTCTCCACTTGATTGACCTAATTCACCTCTAGGATATTTAATTCTAAACTCTGAGTTAGCTTCTAAATCTTTTTCCATTAACTCTAACTTTGTAGAATGTTTATTTAATGTTTCAACAACACCAAAATATGCCCATACTCCTACAGCAACAGCAATAACTATGCTGATAAGATTTTTCA